TACTACAAAACAAACGAACCATGCGGTTCAGTCCAATTGAAATTCAAATGGAAGCCGAGGCGTTGTTTGCCCTTAAACATGGTCTAACCTATGTTCCATTTAAACACATTGAACTGAAAGGCAAAGTTCGCAAGCAATTAGATTATTGCCCACTATTGGGATCAATCAAACGTCGTAGAACATTCAATGGTATTAGAACACTATACAAATGGCTTATCACACAAAGGCACCTTGATTTAGACCTTCCATTGCGATGCTTAGAAATCGGCAGCCATGAAGGTCAAAGTGCTTCATTCTTCTTGCGTTACATTCTTAAAAACCCACATTCAACACTGACTTGTGTAGATCCATGGTATAAATCAAGTTGGTGTAGAACCGAACCAACAACACTCGCATATGAAGACATATTTGATTACAATATGAAAAACATTGACAAACTGAATCAAGTCACCAAGTTTAGAGGCACAGGTAAGCAATTCTACAAAAGCACCGAGTTCCAAGAATCGTATGATTTTGTGTATGTTGATGACAACCACGAGTATGAAGGTCAACTGCTAAACCTTGATAACCTTGTACCAAGAATTAGACGAGGTGGATTTATCATATTTGACGATGTTGAAGGTAAATACGCAGACCCACTAGATAAGAATGCTGGTTACCATTGGACCGACCCTGTCAAAAAAGCCATAGAAGACTGGATTAAGGTTAATCCTCGAAAGTTGCGATGTATTCATTCGTGGTATCAAAGAATATATATTGTATTGTAAATAAACATTACAAATTACATTGAACCAATTTCTCCCTTAAATAACACACAAACGATAGTCTAGTATATTTTTTATCTAAACCCTCTGTACCGACTTCTATATTATCCTTGAATATATCTTTTAAGGATGAATTATATTTATCTTGCTTAGCAGTTGTCCAAATTTCACTATTACAATGGTATTGATGTACATCCGCAACTAACACATCACCATGACGCATATCTATCCCTATTCCATATTTAGGCATCATAAAACAACCACCATTATATTGACCTCGTTCTAATACTGATAATGTTGCCCAACCACCGAAGTCACCAGCATCCTTATGTAATGCTGTTCTAAAATTACGATTGATAGTGATTGTACTAAATGCTGTATTATCTATCCTATATTCTTTTTTTATTTTAGCACGATTATGTTGTTGTTTCCATTTAGGATAATTCAATTTTTTATATCTATCATTTAACGCATTTATATATGGTAAACCTGCTTTATATTTATCATAATGCATCTTTGTAAATGTAGTTAAACGACAAGGTAATTTCTTAATTCCTTTGGTTTCTTCATAATAACCAAGTGCTTGACTTGCGACTTGATTATTACATTTCATTTTTGATATCTTACCATCCTTATTAATATATTTAGTACTCCATTTATTAATCTCTGTTAATGTTCTTTTCTTCCAATATGCGTTATTGGGATCAATCATACCTGCTGATGCCCCTCTAACCCTTGATGCCTTGGCTAATGTACGATAGTTATCCCATCCCACTTCTGCTATTTTGGGATCAATTATATTCTTCCTAAATTTACATAATAATTCACCTTCTGTATTATATATATCTACACTGGTATTTATATATTCAGTTATGTATTCACTCCCTAAATGTTGACCAACTAATGACTTACATTCATCGTCTGTCATTAATGGTTGTAAGATTAATTTACGTATTCGCATTTAATATATACATGATATAAATTTTAATACTTTAATTCAAAATGTCCTTCATCATTTAATATTGGCTCTAACTCTTCATCTTCACCATCTGATTCAGATTCAGATTCCTCTTCTGATTCTGTTTTATAATCTACATCATGTAAGTTTTCAACATACTCCACAAGTTCGAGAGCAAACTCGTGTATTTCATCCAGTGTCATTTTTTTTGATAGTTTATCCACGAGGTCTATTATCGTATCATTGATTGACATTTTAATTATATATCTTATTTATTTATTACGATCTTGTTTTTAAATATTATTTCTTATTTTGCTGAGCTTGTTGGGCTATCTGCTGAATGATATCACTTCTAGCATTATTCTTTTTAACAATTTTATATAATACGCATGAATTAGGTGATAATACAGCAGGCTCTCCATCCGGATCGCAAATTGCGGTTGTTATACTTGTTATTGTTAATGGATTGGTCACCGTAAATACTAATTCACCTGATTGCTTATAAAAGAAGTCGCCGTATTGGTTCATCTTGTCTACCACACTAATCACAGGTAATAGAGTTCCTTGTTGTACCCCACCAAAGTAATAACTATCAGTTAATATATCTGATCTTATCGTATAATATGGACGTAGAGTCTTAGTTGGTAAATTAGCAGCAGATATAGTTGCTGAACTAGTTACAATTGTAAAGGGAGTAGTATTGAAATATTGAAGAGTCGTTGCATTGGAAGCATTCACAAAATATTGCGGAGTAATAAGACTAGGATTATATAATTGCTTCCCTAATGGATTGCCTGTTAATGCTAACGCATCTGCTGATACAAAATCAGCATTTGTTGTTATATATGCTATATCATTATCTGTTGTACTCGTGATTCTTGTATTTATATTACCTGTGATACCATCTGCTTGGGGATTTAATTGACGATATGTAAATCCCATTACTCCCCAAATACTATTATCCCAATACTTCTTTGGAATACCCCAATCCTTTACTAATATACCACTATGGGAATCGTACACTACCATTGTTTCTAAAAATGGATTAAAATCAGGCAGGATATTAATTCCTGATGCATTCGCAGTATTATATTTAGGAATCCAGTCTCGTACTTTTGGAGTATAAGGCATCATACTAGGAGTAAAATTACTTTCAGTTAATCGCTTATTAATCTTATATACCTCTTTACCCAGTAAAGCATCAGGAACTTCGGTTCCTTGCCAGTCACTAGTTTCTTTCACAATACCAGCACCCATAGGATTACCTTCACGTTCAGCACAATGTAATTGACTAATTTCAAATCTACTCTTTGTTGTGTCAAAATTGAATAATGGCTCATTTGAACCTATGTAAATCTGACGTAATAATTCAACAGGATTTTCACCAGCAGGATTACCAAAATCAGTTTGAATTTTATGTTCTGAATTGAATGTTTTATCTGTTCCAAGATCATCTACATGACCATTCCATAATCCTATCGCACTATTACCATAAGCACTGAAATGCTTATCATATCCTATTCTACGAATATCATAGTTAGGTGTTCCTGTTACTCCTGCTTCATTATTATAACCTGCTAACCACTTACTATGTGCTGCCGCAGGATATGTAACCACATTACCTGATGCATCTGTTAATGTACAATACTGATCAGGAACTTGTGCTAGGAAAGTAATTCGGTCAAATTTACCAGTTGCACGATCTAAACCTCGCATCATTGTACCTCCATACATAAATCTCTTATTAGGTGGAGCATCCAAACGACTGAAATTACCTGCTTTTGCGAAATCTGTATAATCTTTATCTAATGGATTATAGTATATAAATAAAGGAACACTTGTATAATCTGTTAAATCACTTCCGTTTGCTGGATATACATCACTTGTTTGATATCCATCATATCCAAAACATCTCTGACCATCAGAATATGTATCTGTTCCAGCAGATAGCGGATCTAATCCAATAGTAGTAGATGCTGAAAACCTATTTTCAGGCATAGAACCATCATCAAATCGGTTCAAGTGAACAAATCTATGTGTATCTATTGTTATATCACTTCCATTACCTCTATACTGATGTGCGTCACCACCAATACCTATATTTTCAAACTTATACACATTTGTATTTTCCAAATCAAACAATTCAGGATAATTACCTTGTGACACAAACCAATTATGATATTTCTTTACATTAGGCTCTGTCCACTCTATATTTGTGACTACTGGGACATAATTATATGTATAAGCATCTTGACGCCATCCCGGCTGATGTCCTAACCTTCCATCAATCCATCCTGAACTATCTAAACACTTTCGTACTTCTGATAAATCTACAAGCATACCTTCGTTATAGGTAGATGGTTGTAGTGTCGCTACTTCACGACCTAATTGTACAAAATCAGGACGCTTAAATCCTATAAATTGATAATTACGTAAATAAAATAATGATACTTCTAAATTTGATAATGCTGCTGAATCACCTAGTGCTAACCGAGCAGTGGGACTAGATACCTGACCAAAGAAATTACTAGCATTTTCCATGTTGTGATCCATTGCTGTAAAAGCATTAAACAATTTATAGGTATTTGTGACTTGTTTTTTTGATACTGCTTGTTTCATCTGTGTAAATTGTCTTTCAGGCATAAATGGAGGTGGAGCACGCTCGTTTTTATTAGCACTATCATAATGAAAATTCACATCACCAGTATCTTGAAGAGCATTTAATGTTTGCGTTATCTGTTCTGATATTTCACTTGGACTATTAAATCCAACTGGAACTTCAATATCTAATAATTGCTGAAATGGAACATATTCATAGAGTGCTGGATCACGAATTGCTACATCCCTAAATGTTTGTTCTAGCGATGCATTCCGTGGTGTTGTGTTTAGTTCAATAAATCTTGTTTTTGTTTTGACAAACAATTGAAAGCGTGAATTATCACATTTGGTTTGGGTTCTAAATGTATTTAAATGACCAGCACTACCTACGAGTGCAGTAGTAAGTACTTTTTTATACTGCTCATTACAATATGTACCATCTCTCGAAGTCCAATCAGCAAAGCACCTACGATCTACACTAGGACTTACAGCAACTTGACCATATCCACTTAACTGGTCCTTATTTAACTTGATAGTTGTTCCACTAACATTTTGATTCCTCCGACCAGCATTGATGTTGAAACCACCATTAGCGACTGTCGCAGTCTTATTATCCCATCCCCACTGCGATGGTAAACATAACATATATTCACCATTCGCATTCTTATAATAATTCAACGTTAATGTTGCTTTATTATCAGGAATAGGTAATGTATTTGTTGTAGTTGTATTAGTGTATACTTGGAGTGTGGTTTCAAGATTATCCCTTTGGATTTCTTCCCTATCATCAATACCATGAAGTTCAGGCTCAGTTAATACAGATTCAGTATATGATTGCTGACCTATCGGTACAATCTCCTTACCTTTGAATTCAATAGTTGCATCCTCTGCTCCAAGGTTACTAATCATAGCACTATGAACAGATACTTGATCACCTACATCAAGTTTAATACCATCATTCACTTGGTTTGTCCATAATGAAGTGTCTTCTTGATTTTCATATTGGGCTGAATGTTTACGATTACATTCTAAAACAAAAGTATCAGCATATGGAGTTGACATATTTATTATATCTTATATTATATAATAAATTTATAAAAAAAGAATTATTAAATAGAAATTATAGAAGTTCTATAATATTAATTAAGCATAGGTGACTTGGATATATCCGCCGCGGAGTGCCGCAAATCTGAGCGTCTCCAACCATACACGCTGGACATACGAAGCATTACCATGGAGACCAGCAATACCAGTGTATGAATCATAGACTTCAATGCCTCTTTCGTTGATCCGCTCATTGCGATTTAGCCTATCAGCGATATACATAGACTTAGCAGTTAGGGATTGATCTATCGCGCGACCACTTAACAGATCACTAGCAGCAATCAAATCTGAACCAGTACCTGCGGTAGCATTATACTGCGTAGAGTATTCCTCAGTATGAATATATGCCTGTGTGCCTTCGGTCTGCTGTAAGTTATCCAATAGACGATTATTGTTATCAATATCAACTGGATATAAGAATACATCATTGTATCTAACATTGTGAACATCTTTACCCTGTAACGAAGCATCAGTTGAATCAGCCGCGGATTCAGTTCCATACGAAACGAATTTATTCTGTAATTCTGCTTTTAGATTATCAGTCTTGGATAGTGAAGAGAATATCTTGGTAACTATGCGACCAGCACCACCAACATTAAGGATTAGATTCTTCAAGTTAGTATCTACACCACCAGCCACCGCATGTGTCCGTTTAGCAACACGATGGTCAACATAGGTAAAAGACATATTCTGATTAGCCATCGCATACTGCGACATAATTTCCTGTGGGTAGTATATATAGTCAGCAACAAATTTAGTCTGTGCCTCGTCAATATTGTAAGTAGTTGGTGATGCGCCAATGTTAGCGGCTTCAACAACACGTTCGTTTTCAGGTGCGAAATGTAATTCAATGGATATTTCCTCACGCATCATGTACAGAGGTAATTGATTCATTTTAAGGAAGGGGAATAAGTCATTGATAGTTATTTGGAAAACAGGAGCATTTGATAATTGCTGCCATTTAAATGGAGTGATTACCTGATTAGCAGTTACCAGTTTATAAGCACGATTTTGCGCACCTATATCTAATGTGTAATTAGTAGCAACATCATTTTTACCATTTTCGTCAGGTTGCAGACTTGATGGGTTTTCATAATTCCACTTACGAGCCATCATTCTGCTGGATGTGACTATTTCACGTTCTTTATTATGCTCAGGTGAAATGAATCTTGATTTATATCCCATATAGTGATTAAAGTCATCTGTTTCACAGATAGTCTTTCCACCAATCTTCAAGACAGCACGCTGAACCAGTGCGTGAACACCCACACCAATTGGATGGATACGAACACCACTAGCACTGACACCAGTTAAGGCTAAGGTTATTTTAGAGTTGGAGTGAAGGATACCTTTGTTCTGTAATCTAAATCGGCAAAAGTCTTGGCTAAATACAACTGGGTCCAAAATATCAGTTTCTACGTCCATATTAGGATTACCTTGGATTGGTCCCACCTTCATAAGGTCAGGAACATTGTTAGGAGCTGGGGCACGATCATCAACATTGACAGGTAGCATCCTGTCAGGAGAACCATTCATATTCATGTTATCGTTATTGTATGACATTTATAACATATATTATTTAAATTTTTTATTTATATTATTTTAAATAATTCATTTTTTAGATTTTTTAGGTTTATTAACACCAAATACCTGTTTCATTGTAACTTTTTTATCGTTGTCTATATCCTTTTGTACTTGATGCTGATTATGGGGCTGATGAATCCCAACCTCATGATTATTAAATACCATTGGTTTCATTACCTTGGTTTTCTTTTTCTGATACATATTATTTATAATTTTATAAATAAAAAAATATAATATGTAATAATATAAATGTCTTACATAGTTTGTAGCAACGATCAAAGAGATTACGACAAAGATGGTAATAATGATAATAATGGATTATCAAAACCAGCGTCATTCAGGAACTTCTTCAAATCACCATTAGTTATTGAACCCAACTCTGAAATAGCATTACAGAGTATTAAGATTCGTAAACCTACGGACACAACTACCATATCACCAAATGATCATATATTCTTATACTTCGGTAAAGAGTTTGATGATGACCCTGCATCACTATATGAACAAGGACAGACACCACGAACCGCTGTTCCAGTATACTTCAAAACAGGTAGTTACAATCCTCAGCAATTTCGTACTGAATTAGAACGAGCAATTAATGCTGCTCCTTTACCTCCCGGATTATTCGGAAGAACCTCGGTTGAAGTAGAATATGACGCGGATAATCAGTTAGATGGATATAAAATTACATTTGATCATATAAAAACAGGAACAGATAAATCAGGCAGTTATGGTACAATTAATTCTACGACAGGTCAAGTTCCAGCATTACCAAATGCCGTATTTGCAACAGATGGATATACTTGGGATACAGGTGGAGGTACTCCTATTTTTAGTCCTGATAGTGATACACCTGTTTTTCCTGCCGCAAGTATTTTAACCAACTTCCCAATGGCGAATGCTTCAACGTCTAGTGGACGTAGTGAAATTGAATTTGTAATTAGCGATCGTGGTGGTTTATTTACAAGAACAAATGATACCCAGTGGGCTGTTGGATTAACACGACCCCTTGATGGTAGATTTCATGAGGGACAACCGAAATATTCCCATATTGAAAATGATTGGATGGGATACTTTGATTATTACGCATATTTTGATGAACTTGAAGGCGGTCTGTTTGTAGGTGAATACAATACAGCAGTTATTGATGGAGTAGGAGGAAAAACACTTAGAAGCCGTGATATTGAATACTTTGGTGCTGGAAGACCATTCACCAGCAGGATTAATGCGTCCGAGATTGCTGATAAGGATCTTGATACAATCAGATTCATCCTTAATGGAGATAAAATGAAATTGGCAATAGGTGAAAGTGGTGGATCCTTTTATGATTTAGTTGATCCTGATAATGCCTCATTAAATGATAAAAAGCGAGGCAGATTTAAACCTATCAATAACAATACCGAAGCATTATATCCTAAATTAGTGTGGGCTGGTGAAGATCGTGATACAGATTGCGATATTGAAGTAGCCAAATTACAGGTATTTGTGAATGATAATTTCGTATATCCTAATTTCCACCAAGAGGGTAGTTTTAGTAGAGGATCAGACTTCGCAACTAGGTATGGAGCTAATCCTGCACCGAGGGCTGCTGGACATAAAAATTTAGGTTTAATCACAGATCAACGTCCAGCAACCAATGCTGCGAATGTAGATACATCAACCTTTACATACGTGACCAATGCGGTAAGTGCGTCAGGAACCATAGATTACAAGCATGTCATTGTTCAAGGTAAAGAAAGTGCGCCTGATATGTCGCTCGAAAGTGGAACTACTTACACATTAGCACAACAAGCAGCGGCAACGATGAATGGAGCATTGGGATATGGTAAGAATGTGGCTGTTTTAGAGCAAAGTGAATTCGGTGCTTATACAGATGGGAAAGCAGTTTTTACTCCCAAAGAACCACCACTTAAATTAGAAAAATCATTATATGTAAGATTAAATAATCTACCATTTACATCATTTAATGGAACAACCAATAGTATATCTAAGATTATATATAGTATTCCACCTTATGATGTATCAGGTAATGACAGAGGTGTAGTGTATCACGAACCACACGAAAAAACATATATTAAGTTAAATAACCCTGATAAATTAGTCCTTAATGAACTTGATACTGATATCGTAACTAGACGTGAGCGGATAACGGAGGATCTTGAAGGTTCAACCTCAGTGACTTATCACATTCGCCAATCCAAAGATCCAATATCTAATCAATCACAATTATTTTAGAAATTATAGAAATAGAAATTTATCTATAAATAATGTATAAGTATGAGCGATTTATTACCAACAATGATACCAGCCGAAGAGCCAAAAGAGGAGGTCCATACAGAATCAGAAGTTCATCACAATGAAGATCATGTTGATATCGTAGAACGTGAAAAGGTAGATACCGATGAAGTGTTTATTAAAAAGAAAGCAGATAAACCGGTGATATTAAAGGTAAGTGACGATGCTGTACAAGAGGAAACAGAAGTAGGTGATGTGGAAGAGATAATCCAACCGGTTAAAAAGCCACGGAAGAAAAGGGTAGTAACAGAGGCTCAAAAGGCTCACCTAGCAAAGGCTAGGGAAAAAGCATTGGAGACACGTAGACGTAATAAGGTTTTAAGAGAAGAGGAGGAACAAGCCAATAAGTCATTATTAAATAAAAAACAATTAGCAAGGAAAAAGATCAGGGATGAAGAGAATAAGAAACTTGACGCATTTATAGGTAGTAATGATATTAATAGTGTGCCTAGTAATACTAATAAATCAGTATCTTTTCAATTTACACAAGGAGATTTGGATAAAGCAGTAGCGAATGGTATAGAGCAATATGAAAAGGTACGGAAAGCGAGGAAGGTGGAAAAACAAAAAAAGAAGGCACAAGAGGCAAAGCAACAGCAAGTGTATTCAACTATAACTAAGGCAGTGGGACATAATTGGGATCATTGTTTTATGTAGAGTTTACCAAGTGCTTCATCACCATCTAATACCATAAATCCAATAGGATCACTTACTGCTTCCTTTTCTTGAAGTTTTGTTTGCATATCTTTTATTTCAGTGATAACATTATCGATAAGTGCTCGGTCTTCAACGTCTTTAATACGATGAAACAGGAATGTCTTGAATCCATCAGGGCAGAATCCACATGATTCGCTTTTGTTATCCATTAGTATTGATTATTTGAATAAGGCAACTTTCAAATTTATTTTAATTTAAATTTTTATCCTTATTAATATATAATGAAGTTCGTAATTCCATCTTATAAACGACATGATATATTAATGAATAAAACGTATAATTATTTAATCAAACATAATATAAATACTGATGACATTTATATTATAGTTAGAAGCGATGATCCACAATTGGAAGAATATCAAAGAATTAAAGCCAATATTATTATCACAGATATTAAAGGTATCGGCGCAACGCATAACTTCATATCTGCGTATTTCGGAGAGGGAGAATATATAGTTGAATTAGATGATGATTTAAATAGATTGATTGATAAAGATCGTAATGAACTCTCGAATTTTAAAGACCTGTGCCAAACGATGAAGGATAAGCTCATTGCGGAGGGATGTAGTTACGGAGGTACATATAGTGTAGATAATAGTATGTTTATGTCAGGGTGTGAACAATATACAACTGATTTAAGATATATGTTAGGCTGTGTAAGATTTAGATTCGTCAGGAAAGATATCGCAGTGGTAACTGATTACGCAGAGGATATGGAACATTGTATCTTACACTATATTAGGGATGGTAAAATATTGAAGAACAATTGGATCGCGCCCATAACCAAAAACTATAATGATGGTGGGTGTGATGGGGATGGACGTAACTTTGATACAGAAAAAGTACAGAAGCAATATCTAGCGGAAACATATCCGCATTATTGTCGGCTATTCCAGCGCAAGAATGGTCGCTGGGACTGCCGATTGAAGCATTATAAGACAAATAAGAAATAACCATAAATATGTAATAATTACAGATTTTTGGAAGTCACTATTTTTAACAAAGTATCTACTAACGATTTCTTTCTATGTATACTTTTATACAATTATACTACTTACTAATATTAGTAATATTTACTATTATTAGTAATATTTACTATTTAAAGATATAATTAATATATTTTATTATATTATTTGATGAACGTAGAAGTAGCAATAGCAATTATAAATCCAGTTTTTAAAGAGTGGGTAAG